TTGCCTCAGTTGCCTGTTGCATTAGCGCCAGACTTTGAACCAAGGGTGTAGAACGAAGTTTGGGGGGCCTCATGATGCGTTATGACGAGAGATCTTCGGAACGTTTCTGGGATGCTTTCGTTGACCAGTGGGAAGAAGTGATTTCCCTGGCGCTTTGAGTTCCTGTTTGGGGGGAACAGGTAGTTCTTCCTTGGGGATGAACCTTGGGCCAGGGTCGGGGAGGGGGGTGATGGGGGGCAGAAGTACTTCTTCTTTTTCTTTTACTACCGTTTCCAAGAGAGTCATCTCTTGTTCCACCTCGACAGCTGTTGGCAGATCGTCAAACAAATCAACTTCCGTGCCTTCTGTAGTTTGCTCTTCACTTTTAGCGCTTGGCGAAAAGGATCGCGAAACACCTGGTGACCTTTTTCTTGGTGTAGGCATGATGGTTTCTTTTTTCTAATTTTACCCGTTATCGGGGGGTTACGTAAAGTGTTTTTGGTTGCGTTACCGGATATCTCCACGCTGCTTCTTGCGAAATGTCAAAGAAGGCGTCTTCGGCCGCAGAAGCGTCTGCAACAAAATAAGCATAACCTATTTTGTAGTGATTGGCATCCACATTGTAGGAGGCAGCGTCATTCTCACATGTGGGGGGATACTTATAAATTGAGGCGTCCCAAACGGGGGGAGCAATCGGCTCTAACCCGTTATTAAGTAAGTCTGTGGTAAAAAATCCTGTTAGGGGGACGCAAGGATTAATGTTGACATACTCACCCAACCAGTCACCGTAGCCTGACCCCATTGCCGAGTCAAAGTCAACTAACCGATTGTGGTAGGGGTCATATTCAACAAGTTGAGCTTCATTGAACTCATCGAACTCTTGATCGCTTGCGGGGAAAACACCAGCATTAGTGTAAGTCCCGGTTTCGACATTGTTGAAGAAACCAATATTCGAGTACCAATAAGGCTCGGAATACACGTAAGTGTAGTCAGGTACTGGACCGTCGTAAATAAACAACTCTTCGTAGATGGCCGGAAGGTCATCCTCCGGCGGGCACTTCATGACTTCCGGCTCGATACTAGATCCGTAGTAAGCAAAGTTTTGACAAGTTAAGGCAACTTTTTGCCAGACTGCTCCATTTCTTTCGTAATCGAGCGGCAAACGAACAAAGTATTTCTCCCAGTTTTCGGGGCCGGGACCAGTGTTTAAGTCGGCTAACAAGGGATTAACAAAGTTATCCTCTGCCAAATGTCCAAGCGTTTCAGCAACCTGCAGATCCTGGGCCTTCCAGAGACGAAGAGGAGTTTCAGCGTCATACACGTTAGGGCTCAGGTAATAGGTAACCCCACTAAACACTAAGTCGGTAATGTCTGCCCTGTAGGTTGTAGTAAGTGAATCGGAAATTGTAATTGTAGGAAACTGGGCTTTTCCAACAAGAGTAAAAGGCGTGTATGTAACTTCATACTTGCCTGTAGAGGGGTTGGCCTCATACTTGACTGAGTAGTCATTTGTTACAAAATTTTGCCCCTCCGTGAGTAAAAAGTTGTCACAGAAGAAAAGTATAATACCCATGTCTAACACGGGAGCAGGAGGACCGCTTTGTGCCTCTTCGTTTATGCTCACCCACGCACTTTGATAGTAAATTGCTGCAGCACGGGTTTTAGGGTCAACATTGTCAAAGTCCCACCACATCTCTCCCTGCAGGGGAGAACCAACCAAAGCGGAATCCGCAATGTACTTTAAAATTGAGTCGGGATAGATTTCCCAGGTCGTGTTTGTGTAATATTTAATGAGGAGAGTTTGGTACTCCTGCATAATTACGATCGGAAGGTTGCTTACCGTGTATGTACTTCCTTGGGGACTCAACGAAGAAGAATTCGTGAGTGTGACCGGAACTCGGTAAGGGAGAACTTCAGCGTTGGCCTCAAAGGGTGCAACGTCTGAGAAGTAAAATTCACTCGGCACCCAGTAGGGGCCGTTGTCCGGTTGATACAAAACTAACACACCTGGGGCAGTTATTGTGCCTTGCACTCCGATCACGTTGTCAGAAATGTTTAGTCCTGTTATGTCATCGATACGGACGATTGTTCCAGGGGAGGTTGATCCCGAACGAAATTCGCTCATGTCGGCATAGACAACTTGAGGAGCAGGTTGTTGCCTTGGAGACTGGCGATAGTCAATTTCAACCCAGGAACCGCAGTTGGCCTCGTCAGGTAACCAAACAGCGAGAGCTCCCGTGTTGTTGTCCCACCAAAGGTCCCCTATCTGAGCGTTTCCCGGAGCAAGAGACGAGATAACAGTTTTCTGATAGTAAATGTAATTAACAATGTCGTTAAAACTAAGAGTAGAATTTACTTTCGGTAGAAAGACGGAATTAGCTTCGTTAGTTCCGTGAATGCTTAAAGAGTCAAACACGAAGTTAAATGGTAAGGCCCCTCCCTTGTTTCCCCACACACCGCGAAAGTTATCGAGAACGTTAATCGATTTCCAGTCCGAAGGATCTGTCCATGACTGAATGGAAACTTCGAGACTTACGTTGTTAGCAACCACGCTGTTGGAATTTGCCCACACCAGAAAAGGAGTTAAACCCACTCCACCCGTTAAACTAGCGGGAACTTGGAAAAACCACAGATTAAGATCTGCGTCATACTCCGGGGTGACAAAAGGTTCTAAGTTGTCCTGAATGGAAAGGTAAATTGGTTGATCAAAGTAATAGTAAGCACCAATAAGGAGTATGGGAAATTTGTATGGAAACTTTTTCTGTATGTCATACGAGGGGTATAGAACCAGTGTTCCGGAGCTGTTGCCACAAACAAAAGAAGCATCGCCAGAAATACCGATCGTTGAGCGTGTAAAAGGCGCTGGGCGATACGTTGGAATGTCAGCCCGTAACGGCTCATTGGCCGCAATCAGGTCAAAGAACTCTTGATTTAGCTCACCAATGGAGATAACGTACTTGTCACCCTCAACTTCTACCGACTGAAGACGGTAGACATTCTTTCCTAGTAAAATTCTTACAACTTGCGTTTGACGTCCAGGTTCAACAAACTGGAGACGATCAATAACAATTTTATTGTCCCAATTACGAATCTCGTAAATTCTGGGAATGACATAACTGTCGTAGACCCCGAAGCTGCCACCTAAGAGTTGACGTTTCTGATCAACCGTGGATGGTAAATTGTTCCAATAGTTTGGTCCGTTCCAACCCAACATTTGGGCCAAGAAGTTAAGTTGAGAGTTAACACGACTCTCAGTTTCAGCTACTTCAAGTTTTTGTTCCGGTGAAAGAAACGGGTTTGTAAAGTTACGAAGCTCAAAATTTTGAACGTTGAACGTGGGATTTTGCTGTGTCATGCTACTACCTCAACTTGGTACTGGCCAAGGGTTAGATACTCTTGTTTCATGCAAGTTGATGGTGCCATCCACAGAGGGGCATACGCAGACACTTGCTCATAGAGATTGATTAGATTGTCATCAAAAGGCTTCGTAAGCCAGTCTGCTACCGGGGTGTAGTCCCTGTGAATTATTTCCCGGGTATCTACAATATTTAGTAAAGTTGAGGTTTCTGAGACGTCAACTTCCGCTAAAATGCAGTAAGTTGCCGGAACTTTTTCTCCGTCAACATTTTCTACGGTTTTCGGTAGAGTTCCGAACGGATACATTACCAGCGCCGCTCTAGGGGAGGGAGAGGCTTGGGGAGTCTCAAGCGTAAGAAGACCTGTAACCGTTATGGACTGAATTGCAACGTCAAGCTCGGAAAACTCAACTCTCCACCCAGTCTCTAAACTAGGGAATTCAAAGTTAAACTCAAACTGCTGACCAGAGGAAACCGTTGAAATGTCCACCGTTTGTCCTATGCTAACGTTGGACCCGTTAACATAGTAAAGGGTTGCGGAACCGGTATAGGCAGTGTTATCTGGGCATTTTAAGACCAGCTTCGAGTAAGCCTGAGTATATTCCGTTTCCCACTGCAAAAAACTTGTGGAGGGTTGAGTGTAAGATGGGTAGTATGAGTCTTGATTTTTCCAAAAAACTCCGTCCACGTTCAAAAAAGCATTTACAGCTGGGTACCTCCAACCAACCACGGTGTCAGTGCTACTGGTAATGCCCAGGGGTTGACCTGTAAGGGCAAAGTCAGAAACTTCGTACTGGTTTAGAATCGGGGAGTCATCATAGATGAGCTGGTAACCCAGTTGATACTTCCCGCTTAAAACCTCCAAAGCTTCAAGGTCAATAATTGTGGGGAGAATTTGTGTTTTACCGTACTCCCAAACGATGGTGCCCGACTTTACAAGTAAACATTGTAAATTGTCAGAGGCGACAACCTCTAGTGAAGTAGGGCCGTTAATGCTTTGTCCCCAGGGCACATAAACGTAGCCAACTTTTTCGATGCCTCGCGAAGGGACGAGGTTTGACTCAGAAACTACGTTAAAGAAATTAATTTGATAAGTTTCTGAGGTTGCTGGCAACCGACGATAAATCGGACGACCGCCTGGAACCCACTCTGTAGGACGACTTTCTAAATGGTTTGCAGCAACATATTGCTGAGACAGAACGGTGACTCGTGTCGCAGCTGTGGTGGTCTGAACCTGAGGAACGACACCACCGGTGATGGGAGTTAGTTGTTGACTCATAGCCTCAGGGTCCCGTCACCATAGTTGGGGGGATCTTGCGTGTATGGCGTACCCGAGTACCAGGATAGTTGAGGTGTTTCTGTGATTGTTGTCGTGTTTTCCCACACGTAGATGACATTTTGACGTGAGTTGGAGAGACGGCCAATGTTTTTTGGAATGATGGTAATTTGAGCAACCCCTAACTTAATCGCAGAAATGTCTCTCCCGAGTTGAGATAGAATGTCTTCTTCGCAAGAATACTTGTTCACGTACCGCAGCAGGTTACCTTCAAACTCTTCGATCCGGGCTGTATTTACAACCGTGGTGTTGGTCCAATTTACAACCGTAGAGTTTGGCGTGAATGCTCGCATCACCCGATAAAGGTTCCTGCCATCCTCCGAAAGGATGGTATCCTCCGAATATTGCACATAGTCGGGGTTGAAGTAGGATATGTAACCGGTGCTTTCTATTTGCCCCGGTAAAAATTGACCGTCCTCTACAAAAATACCATTCTGCAGATAGATGTAAAATTCAAATAAAGGGTGAACGTTGGAAGTGGCTCGATAAGAAACTACTTTTGTCCCTTGACGGAAGAAAGTCCGATCGCCCTCAAAAAATCTAAACATTCTTGTGGGCTGAGTTACTGTTTTGTTGTTTAGGTCAACAACTAAAGTTGAATACTGAACACTATTAATGTACAGAGGAAAGATTAATCCTTGATTAACCAGAGTTTGAGCTTGAGTGCTGTCGGGCGTAAAATATTGGGCTGCAATGTAGTATTCGGGTACAGCGTTTGCATTTACGCGATACTCAAGATACGTTCCGGCAGGAAAACGTGGTTTGTACTTGGAAACGGGTAAACCTACGTCTCCATTTTGCACCACAACTTCACGTACAACTTCTTGAAGAACCAACTCATCAAAGTAGTCACTTGTGCGAAGGCCGTTAGGTAGGTAAGTGAAAGTTTCAATGACATATGCGTATTTATTTACAACCCCTCTTTGTACGTCAACGTAGTTGTAATAAGGGTCAGCAACCGGGTTGGGGCCGGACCCAATTTGAGGCGTATAAACCCACTGCCCAGGGGAGTATGTTGTTCCTTCCGTGAGTTGAAGGGGAACAACAGGGCTACCGAGTTTAAAAGCTGACTGAGCACCTGTAAGGTCGTTCGTAGGGGCTCCCAGAACAAAGTTTTGATTTACAACCCAAACAAAAGCACCCGGCCGTTTTGACAAGGGGATGGTTGAACTGGGGTCAGGAATGAACTGTCCGTCTCCGGAAACATAGTCATATTGAATGATCTCGGGGTCGAAGATACCGCCAGGAGTAGTAGCCTGATAGGAAGTTCCAACTGTGGATAAGCCGTATGCAGAAAAAGTTTTTGCCGAGGAAATCTTGCCCAGGGCAATTAGTGCTGGAATTTCTTCTGAAGTGCCAATCGTAAGGTTTTCATTGATGACGTGAAGCTCGCTGTCGCCGCCCGGTAAGGAAGGATCCCAGTAACAAACATCACCTTGCTGATAGTCACCGGAAACCAAAAATTGAATTTGCTCCAGTCTTAAGTTACCGTAAATAGTTTGATCTTTTTTATTAATGGAGTAAGGTGTAAAATCTGCAAGAACAGGATAAAAAATCTTTGTAGGCAGAGTTACCTCTACCAGATCGTTCTCTTGAAGTAAGTCCCCAACGGGCTCAAAGTCGTAGACTTGCGTGTAGGTGGCCGCTGCCGAGTCGAGTGAAGGTGGAGTGTTGTATGCAGCGCTGAGTTCAATGTGAGGATCTATGAATCGTGTATTGGCGTCAAAAGTTGAATAGAAGGCTGCATCAACATCACTTACCGTCGGATCTGTCATCGAAGGGAAGACAGTACCCGGCGTAAGAATCTCAAACAACCGGTCACGGAAGTTAAGGGAAGAGTCTTTTAGACTAACGCCGAAAGCCCCATTTGCGTCAACCTCTACGGTCAAGTTGTATTGAACTTGGCTCAGGGTGATCGGATAGAGATGACCCTGGTTCTCAACGGGGACAGAATAGTTTACAACATTTTGTCCACGCTCGAGCTGTGTCTCGGTCAGTTCAACACCTCCAGGACCGAGCACGAAGAACGACACCTGACCATTGGGCTTCAGGTAGTCGGTAAGATAGTTGTATGTGCCTTGATTGGGACGATTTGGCTGAACGGAAGTCTGAGTACCGACACCATAGAAGTCAGTGAAGAAGTCTTGCCAGTCCTCCTTGCTTACCGGGTTTCTACGACGAATGAGTGTGAAAAATCTTTCTTGAACTTCTTGATATGTCTCAACATCGCTTCCACCTACGGCAGGTTTTAAGTTTGTAGCCGTGAGGCCATTCACGTTGACAGCGGAGACCCCAGTGATGGAATTTGCCGGCGCGTTGTAAATGCTGCCAACATACTGAGACGCAACGGTAACATATTCGACAGACTCTCCCGCAGGAATCGAAATCTCAGTGTCCGTTACAAATGTAAATTGCTCACCACCCGTAAGATTTGAGTCCGTGGTGAATGCTGTTCCAGCCGGAACTACGGTAACCGTGTTTGAGGGGGGAACAGTTAACTGTAGTCGAGCAATTGCAGGTGTGCCAAGTCGTCGCATGGCACCGAGAAAAGGACCCAACCACTCAATTAAAATGGACTGAGGTAACTGATTGGCCCAAAACAGAAACTCTCCCTGTGCGAAAACCTGCCCCTCAAGCAATGCAGCAAGGGGGTTTCCGGCAGAAAAATCATTTAGAGTTTGACCTGAAGCTTCGTAAACTCGTTGACTGGCGTTTTGAACAAGTTCTGCTTCGTCACGCGGGTCAATCGATACGGAGGGTAATGGTGCGTATCTTGCCACAGCAGAACCTCATCAAAGGGGACAGACTACATCAGAGCCCCCGAGGGCACTGTAATTGTTGCAGGCAGGGTTAGAAGCGGAGTAATAAATACCGTTGTCAACTTCCAGGGTTTCAAGCAAATAGTCAACCCACTGCTTTACGATTTCTTTCGTAACCAAGTCAGCGGAGTTAAGAGCTTGAAACTTTTGATCGGCAGTTCCACTCAGAGAGTTGAATTTCGTGTTTGAAGTGTAACTACGTGGGGCGTTATTTGGATCATTTACAGGGTTACCGGGAACACTGTCAAAACCAAAGTTCCAGACTCCCGAAACTACTTTATTTCCTCCAATCGGCGTACCACTAACGTAAATACCCGAGGGATTTACTTCGGGCTGATCCGTATCAAGAGTAACATAGGCAGAGTCCAAACCATTCGGACCCGTGCGCACGAGCGAGTTTAGACCGAGCGGGGCATAGTGCCAGTCGAGGTCTTGACCGTCGAAATAGATTTGTTGGGCACCATTGAGCCACTGGCTAGTAACAATGACACCACTTGAAAATGTCGTTTTTGCCATACGACTGATTACTATCCCACGTTACCTGGTTTTACCCTACTTACAAAAAGACCCCAGCCGAAGCCGGGGTCGATTGAAAGGAAGAACCTATTATGTTCTTTCCCAATAATTTACCGTAAATTCAACCTCCACGGTCTGCACGTCGCCGCTCTCGCGATCAACGTCAGCAGTGGTGATCGAAACGAACTGGCACTCGTAGCAGATGTATTGACCGCCGCCAGGAGCGGAACCTTCACCAGAACAATCACGCGGGGTGACAGTGATGGTGATGGGATTACAGTTGTAATCGAGCCAGAATTGCTCGAGAGTCTTGAAGATTGTCGGATCGTATGGGGCAGTAATGGTTACATTATCTGCGGTACGAGGACCAACAACGTGGAACAGACGATTGCCTGTGCCATTAGCGTAGGTGCTGCTATCTGAGGAATCATTGATTCCGCTGAATTGAGTGAACACCGCTGTAAAAGTCGGTCCACCTAAGGCAGTAAACGAAACTTCGTACTGCGACTTGGTTAATGGGCGAAGAATAGCCATGATAACACCTCCTAATTTCCTTTCCTAATCAGGACAGGATGTCGGTGACCATAGCTCCCGAACCGATCAGACCGGTGGAACCAAGGCCCACCAGGTTTACAACACGCTCAACGGTGATTTCAGCGCGGACCACACGACGCTCACGAATGTAGTACTCAGGACGAACGGCAGGGGTGCCGGTCAGCTGGTAGGTGTAAGCGAAAGCGGGAGTAGCGGCGTTGGCGCCACCAGCAGGCATCACGGAATCCGAAGGACCGTTGGGGCTGTAGAACAGCAGGATGCCGTTCTCGGGGAACACGGGCAGCAGCTCGCCGTTTTGGGACAGATAACGACCCTCAGCCACGCGCAGACCGCGCTCCAGGCCGAAGTAACGGGCCAGGATGTCGGTGTCGATGCTGTCAGCGGTGGTGTACTTGATACGCTCAAGGATCGCGCTGTTGGTCAGCAGCTGGTCGAACACAGCGGTACCAACAACCATCGAGTTCGGACGAATGCCGATCTGATTAGCAACTGTACGCTTCAGCGACAGAACGTCTTCGATCGGGTTCGAGGTGGAAGACGACCAGGCGGAATCGCCACCGGCCGAGCTGTAAGAACTCTTAAAGTTAGACCAGGTCAGGAAGCCTTGACCGGTTTGGCTACCGACAACGCCATCCCAGGGCTCATAAGGGTTGTAACCCAGGGCCGGGTCGGTGTTCTGAACGGTAACAGCCTGAGAAACGGTGTACTCATAGGCGTTCATCAGGCGGGACATGGCGTTGCGAGTTTCAATCGCACGCAGGTCAACCTGAGCGGGGCCTTCGCCAGCGTTCTCGATAACTTCTTCCGGAAGTTCCCAAGCCACGACTTCTTGCTCGAGAGCATAAGGCTCCGAGTCATAGCGGCTTTGAACGTAAGGAATGTTGGTGCCATAAGCACGACGGAAGTCGTTAATGGCGAATTGCTCTTTGCCGAAACGCAGAATGCGGCCAGCACGAGTGGGGGTGTCGACGACGGGAGCGATAAAGTTCGCAATGTTGGTCGCCGGCAGCATGAAACCTTGGGCAAGTGTTGTCAGAATAGGATCAACACCTGCGTAGGTTTGTTGCAGGTTCATCATGGGAGGGGGTCTCCGTAATCTTTGACTTCAAATGTGTGCACACAGGGCTGGGACTTACACCGCAAGGATGCCCAGCCAAATGTAATAAACCAGACTATAAATCAGGCGAACGAAACGAGCACCAGCTTGCGACCACCGATGTTCACGGCTTCGCGAACGGTGGGGTTGGTGCCTTCGTAGGTGGCGAGTTGTCCACCAGCGTCAACGGCTTGACCCAGGAGGTTAACACGCAGTTGGGTGTTGGGCTGGATGGTGGCGGCGGCGGGAGCCACTTCCACCAGCAGCAGACCGGAGTTAGCCACGGTCAGCTGACGAGCTGTGTAGGGCTGAGCCAGAGCGGTGGGCATGTAGGCCTGGTTCACACCGCAGATAG